TACTCGGTCGGTGGTCTGTGTTCCACTCTCTGAATACTGAACGCCGTTGAGTGGGAAGTGCGGGTATTCGGGATAGACATCATAGGGGTCTCGGAGCGTCTGGGCGACCGTGGTCTGCGTGGGGAACATACCGTTGCTGACACCAAAGTTGGGACTGGCTTGGTTCGGCACGAACTTAGGATACTTGTCCTCGCAGTAGAGGAGGTAGGTGTAGCCACCAACGGCACGGGGCATTACCGTCGTGAGAGCCGTTCCACCCGTTCCGCCAAAGCCTTGGGCTGAGCCACCCGCCAGACCGAACATAGGGAAGGAATACGCCCACCGTCCCGTCCAGCCCGAAGGGGGCGGTGACGCATAATTGTAAGTCTCTATCGTGATAGAAATGTAGCCTTGAACTGCGAGGTCGTTGTTGAATCTCACCAACGCCCACACGGCATTCATATTTTTCTTAAGGACGGCAGTAGCGGGGACGCTATAAGGAGGGGTGAGACCATAGAGGTCATTAAGAGGAAGCCACGAGATATACTTGCCGTAATTCGTGGCGAGTGTCGCATATCCGTTTGCTCCCGTGACGGCGACACCGTTGTATGTTCCCGTTGTTCCGACCGTCGCACTCGCAAACCCTATTACTAACCAGTTGGTAGTGCCGACGTTCGTGATTGTGTAGGCAGTCCCGCTTACCATCGCAGTCGCAAGGATAGGAGCGGCCTTACTAAGTCTCCAACCTGTTCCCGATACGGGGGCAGTCGGGGCGAGAGCCAGAGAGTCCGAAAGGGGGACATAGACATTTCCAGCGGGGTTCAGATTGCTCCACACGAGAGCCGTGCTTGGAACGTCAGACGCCGACACGACCTCTATCTTGTTCGCCAAAGGGACTGAAAAAGGTCCCGTCGCCCCCGTAGGCCCTTGTAAGCCCGTAGGCCCTTGTAAGCCCGTTGGACCATCTGCTCCCGTTGGCCCTTGTAAGCCCGTTGGCCCTACTGCGCCCGTCGCACCATAAGGACTTTGCCCTTGAACCCAGAAGTTGAACGAATCGCCAACGGGAAGCAACGCAGGAAGAATGGTAAACGGTGCGATAGTCCAAACCCCACTCGCTAACACGGGGGCAGTTCCGAACCCGATGGAGGGAGGGAAGGGAACGGTATTGAGTGTGGCGTTGATGTAATCAAGAGTCACACTACCACCCGCAACAAGAGCCGTGAGGTACGCCATAAACGTGCTGACAAGAGGGGTATCCCCAACCAGAACCCCAGTTACATCCGTCGCCCATTCACCGGCCGTTGGAACGACGTTATCTCCAGCATACACGGCGGAAATGAAACTTCCCAATCCCGCAAGACCAGTAGCCCCCACTGCGCCAGTTGGACCATCAGCGCCAGTTGGCCCTTGTGCGCCAGTAGCCCCCACTGCGCCAGTAGCCCCCACTGCGCCCGTTGGCCCTTGTGCTCCCGTCGCTCCAGTAGGACCATCCGCCCCAGTAGCCCCCACTGCGCCTGTTGGCCCTTGTGCTCCCGTCGCTCCAGTAGGACCCGCACCCCCACCACCCCCTGCTCCCCAGAGCAAGGCTCCCGTGGGTCCCGCAGGATTAATGCCCAAGACATCCCCCACGGCCCCCACGCCTCCCACAGAGTCACGAATCTGGTAGAGGTCCGCATAGCCGTTCACGGTCAGATTGCGAGGAGGTCCACCGAGATTGCCAACGAAGACATCTGACGCAAACTCTGTGAGGACCAGCATGTCGTTGAAGGATTGGCCTCCCAGTTTCTGCGTAGAGGTGGCCACTGCGGTCGTTGTGCTGACATCGGCTGACCCTCCCCCTTTGTTGAGGGTGATGTTATTCCCCGACTGTCCCAGTTGCTGGATGCCAACTGCGGAGCCACCAGCATTCAGTAGCGACCAAGACGCATTCACCGGGAACGGAGGCACTCCAAAGGATACAAGTTGCGCCACGTAGGGAAAGCCGTTGAACTGAACTACGTTACCGACTTGATATTGGACAAAAGCAGACCAGTTGGCGTAGGATGTCATCTCTTTCTAATGTCAACATAAAATATTTTCAGACAATAGAATGGAAGAAGCGCAAAGATATCCACTAAGCGACGGTGATTTACGTCGTTTACTGGGTCGTGACATCAGAATATGGAACTACCCTCAACTTCAAGACCTCACCGATGCCAACGAACTGTTTGATAAGCGTGGCCGAGCCATTCTCTTGTTTCCCAATAGCGGTCCTCATAGTGGACACTGGACGGCCCTCTTTCGCCGACCCAAGATGATAGAGTTCTTTGACCCTTACGGTGACAAGCCAGAGGCACAGAAGAAGGGTCTCGGAAGGAGCCGACTGGAGGAGTATGATATTGAGCGACCAGACCTCACGAGGCTCTTGAGAGCCACGGGGTTGCCCGTGTATTACAACACGCATGATTTCCAGCGGGAAAGCCCCAATGTGGCAACCTGCGGTCGTCATTCTGCCGTGCGCTTGATGTACGATGGCAAGGATATTGACCAGTATCACGATATGATAGAGGAGTCGGGAAAGTCTGCTGATGACTTCGTCACAGAGATGACGTTCAATAAGTTACGAAAATAAATGTGTTGGAGTAGTATAGAATGGCTGCTCGTATCAACAATGTCAGATATGAAGGGTTCAGTGATGGTCTTCCGGACTATATCTACTTCAACGCAGATATCATTAACAACACGTCGTCAGATACTCTATTGGCGGGTGGCAACGTCCCACCAGACCCAGCAATCCGCTTCAACGAGACTCGTGACACGGCGCTCTGTTCTGACACGTCCAAGTACGACTTCACCATCGTCCGCTTTACGATGGATGGCCCCGGACTGGACTTGCCCATCTTTATTCCCACGATAGAACTGGGTCAGCCAGACGTCAATAGGACGACCTACAAGATGGCCGTGACCTACCAGCAGACGTGGAATACGAATCTGGGACCTGTCTCCTTTGCTATCACTCCCACCCCCACCTTCATAGAGTTCCTACCAGAGAACTACAACACATCCGTGGCTCCTATCCCTGCTCCTCCTCTTACGCAGCAGGATATCTCCACGGACTACTACTACGTCAACACCTTCACCCACTTCGTGTCTATGTGGCAGACGACGATGAGTGGTGACCCTGCCGTGACGGGAAGTCCCTCTGCCTACAACCTCCTCTATACCACTTTCGCAGCACAATGGGCAGCGTATCCGGGCTTGACCGACCCCTTTCCCTTCCCTACCTATGCTGATTTCTTGGCCTACGTCAATGCGCCCCAACTGACCTACGACAACAAGAGCAAACTCTTCAGTATCTTTGCGGACTCGGACGGCTTCGGAGGTCGCATCACGGCCTTCACCCCTATCCCCTATGTGCCGGGAACGGCCTCTCCTCAGACCAAGCCCACGATGCGCATCTTCTTCAACACCAACCTCTACGGTCTCCTGAACAACTTCTACTCGGACTACTGGAACACGACCAACCTTACGGCGGACGGCTTCCCGAGCCCCGTCCCCTTCGGTTACACCTACGAAATCCTGTTCTACAACAACTTCTACCAGAACGTCGTAGACTATCGTCTCAGCCCTTACGCTGGTGTCCCTCCGCTCGGCATTGTCCCCATCTCCAAGCAGAAGGTCTACTACAAGCAGGAGCAGGACTACCAGAGTACGGGCTCCCTCTGGTCCCCCATTGGCTCTATCGTCTTCACGACCACACTCCTTCCTATCAAGTACGAGGCTACGGGACCGCCCAACGTCCTTGGCACTGGGAACTTGGGCGACTCGGCTCCTACCTCCCAGTCTGCTTTCCAGCCTATCATTACGGACATTGCGCTGGACACGAGCACTTCGGGTCCCGAAGCCTACCGTCAGTTCACCTACTACACGCCCGTTGCCGAGTATCGCATGACGGACTTCGGCGCCTCCAAGCAGGAAGTCCGCAGCATAGACATCCAAGTCTTTTTTAAGAACCGTCTGGACGGCAACCTTTACCCGATTAACATGTACAACCTCTCCTCGGTCAGCATTAAATGCCTCTTCCGAAAGAAGGGGATGGCGGGTAAGTGATTTCACTCGCAAAAAATAAACTCACCAGATGATATACGATGAGTTCCGACATTGAGAAACTGACCGTGATGGACTCTCGCATTGTCCAGAGCCGTCCGAGGTACGCCGTGGAGAAGGGCGCCCTTAGCGTGACCAATGCTCCCTTTAACGCCATTGCCGCCTCGTCCTCCCAGCATACGTACAACATCTACGTGCCATCCGAGAACGTCTTCGTGGACAGGAAGATTCTCTGGTCGTCTACCGTCAACCTCCAGTTGCCCGTGACTGTCTTGGACCCCCCCGGCCAAGTAGCAGGGCAGCCTATCTGTGTGCCCGGCCGTGACTTTTCTCTGGCGGCCCTGCCCCTCAACCAGTTGGTCAGCACCCTCTCTGCGACCATCAACGACACCACCTCCGTCATCAACTCTCAGGATGTCCTCAACCCCATCCTCCGTCTCACAGACTACAAGAAGAACCGTCTCATCCGTACCGCACCCACAATGCTTGACAAGTATGCGTGTTACGATGATGCCTACGGCACCCTCAACAACCCCATTGGTGGCTACAACGACTCCACGGACTACGACAATGTTCCTAACGGCGCCTTCCCCGGCCTGTTCTTCACTGACAACCTCGGTAACAAACTCGGTACTGCCTCTCCTGCCTTTGGTGGTGCCACCTACGATGCCGTCAATGGTGTTCCCGTGTACAATCCTGCTCTTGCTCCTGCTCCTGCTGCGGGTCTTCAGGCTTACACCATCTACATCCAGTGGCGCACGACCGAACCCATCTGCCTCTCACCCTTCATCTTCTCCGATGAACACGAGTGGGAGACGGGTCTCTTCGGCATCAACAACATCCAGTTGATTATGAACATGAAGTCCAGCCCTTCCAGTGTCATCCGTTCCTGCTCCCGTGCGGGTGTCGTGGTCGGCCCCGCTGCCTACAATACGGCCGTGGGTCTCTCCAACGTCTTTCAGGGCTCCGTCCTGAACGTGACCTTCTTGACTCCCTCTCTGGACGTCCCTCTGCCACCCAAGTCGGTCGTGCCCTATATGGAGTTCCCCCGTTACATTACGCAGGGTGCGACAACGGGTCTTCCTATTGCGCCCGGGACTTACGGAACAGTTCAGTCTCAGACCATCACTCTGCCTCAGATTCCCGACTTGCTCATCATCTACTGTAAACCATCCGCTACGACCCCCTTTGAAGGTGACAACTACTTGCCTCTGGCCAACCGAGCCAGTGATGGTGTAGCGAACCCTATCAGCATAAACTTTGACAACTTTTCCGGTCTGTTGTCCTCTGTGACGGCGGAGCAGTTGTACCAGATGTCCGTCCACAACGGTCTGGAGATGGACTATGCGTCTTGGTCTGGCGCAGGACGCTCCGCTTCTGCGTCCTACAGTACCCCTTCCACGGGTGGCTCTGGCCTCTCCCGAGTCCAAGGCCAGATTGTCCCTCTGGTGGGCGGTCTGCTGGTGCTCAAGCCCAGTTCCGACATCACTTTACAATCGGGACAAGCACCATCACTTGTGGGTAACTTCACCCTCCAGTTCAACCTTCAAGTCAGGAACAACACTGCCGTCCCCCAGACTCCTTCCCTCTACGTCATCACGGCCAACTCTGGCTTCTTTGAGTCCATCCGTGGGTCTTCCCGTATCATCAAGGGTGTGCTCTCCGAGCAGGACATCATCTCGGCCCCTATGGCGTCAATGATGACCCGTACGGAGTTGGACCGCTACGTTGGCGGTGGCTTTATGGACAAACTCATGACGGGTATCCGCAAGGCGGCTCCTTCTCTCCTCTCCGCTGCGAAGGAGGGTTACAAGGGCTTCACGGGTGGCGCAACGGGCGGCGGTCCTTCCGCCGGTGGCGCAACGGGAGGCGCATCCGGCGGCCGCAGAGGTGCGAAGGGATTATCTGCCCGGCTGATGTAGATAGATTTTAGTCTAATAAATAATGTTTAGTAATGATATAGAATGTCCGCATCATTAGTTTCCGGTGGTCTTGCGCCTTCGCAGATTGTAGTGGGCGCTGCCCCATTAGCCCGTGCTCAGCCAAACACTGCTACTGCTGGAGTCTATCAAGTCCAAGGAGGAACCAATGTTCCTAATTTGGTCATCCAGCAGCCCGGCAGTTGTGCGGCTGATACTGCTCTGAGGGTTTCCTCTTGGGCCATTGTAGAGCCATCTAATGCTACATTTGCGGACCCAACGAACGAGACACAGAGTTCCTTTGTGTTGGGGTGTGGCAACAACACTGCTGGTGGGTTCAATGAGGGGGCTTTGACTCTCTACACCTATGCGGATGGAGGTGTGAATGGCCCCGTATTCCGAGTCCCGAAGCCCAGAACCGTCGCTGGTGGTGGCGACAACGTCTTTCAACTTATTGGAGCAGACCAGACGGGTATTGCTACTATACCTCTGGGCCAACAAGTTTCTGCGGCAATCCCTAACACTTCAGTATTGAATGCTACCACTGTGATTCTGTGCTCACTTTACGGTGCCACAGAAGATGCCACTGCCGTCCGATTCTGGCCCGTTATTACAGATAGCACAAGTTTCCTGATTCATTCAAATGCCAACGCAACTGCTGCCGTCACTGTCAAATGGTTTATCGTCCGATATTAATTCTAAAACATACATATAGATGTCGGCATCACTACTTACTGGAGGACCAGCCCCGGGTCCAACGCCCATACAAACAATAGGGACGGTTGGTGGGCTTTCTAACTCACTTGTTATTACTCAGCAGCAAGGTGCGCTACAAGGAGGAGCAGCAGTCACTGCGCTAAGTCTTCAAGAACCTCCTTATGCGACCTATGATAGTCCTGCGAATCAAGTCCAGACGGAGTTCTTCTTTTCTACTCCGAATATTACGGCTGGTGGTATTGGAGCAGAAGGGGCTTTCTATCTGAAAGGTGCGAACGCTGCCGTCGCATCTACGATTGCTTATGCTCCAAAGCCTACCGCAACTGTGAATGGAGCGGATGGAACAAAGGGTCTTTACCTTGTGGGTCTCAGTCAGTCTGGCACTGTGACAACGGCAGGTGGGCCTCCCGCAACCGCTGCTATTCCAGTGGCAGTCGGCAATAGTGCTTTAGTTATGGCAACACCCGTCGCACAAGCCACGGGCGTATGTTCTGTAGCCGTAGCAGCAGGTGTTGCGACAATTTCCTCCGCAGCAGCAGGAGCCGTGAATTGGTTCATCGTTCATCCATAATAAATATAATATAGTTCTATTTGTAGAAGGCATCCAATGGATTCTACAAAAGAACCAGTCGCAGGAGTCAAATATCAAGACATAGCAGGGAACCTTGTGGAGTATATCCCGACCATCACCCGTCTCTATGCGCCCGTGTCCGGCGGAGGATATGTGGATGTGGATTTGGCGGCGCCTATTTCCTTCCCTACCATAACACGTGAATCGCTAGATTGTTCGGGGAATACGAGTCCTTCTTCCAGTCGCCTTTTATCTTCGTTGCCCTCGCTAAATAGCGTCGGCGGTGTTCGTCTGCGGTCGGGTCGTGTGCTAGAGAGTAAAGCACGTGGTCGCCAAGCCCAACGGAGCCAAAGCGAACCAGCGTCCCATTAGCCTTGGGGATTTGTAGTTTGTGCTTGTCATCGCTACTGAAACCCAAGTGCTTCCAAGCCAGTCCGTGCTTCTTGGCTTTGGCTTGTGCCTTCTTGAGATAAGCCTCTGGACTTACCCCCGCATCTCGCAACTGTTTCAGGAACGTTCCGGTTGGCCGTCGGCCGCCCGTAAAGTTATCCAAGGCGTGATTGGCGTAGGCCGTGTAAGCGGTTCCAACAAAGGGCACGTAGGAGATGACCTTTTCAAAGAGCCCCGGTGTCTTCTTCTTGTCCCTTACTTCTACGTTGGGAGTGAATCGTCCCATCGTCTCATACAAGGGGTCACCCTTCTGGTAGATGCGCTGGTTGGCAATGTTGCTACGGATATCCAATGGCTGGACGGCAGGATTGTAGGACACTCCGTTCCGTATCAGACCCAGTTTGAGGAAGGCATCCAGTATCGCACCGCCCAACGAATGACCCACACCGTAGTACTGGTAGGAGGAGGGAGGGTATTGCTTCTGAAAGTCCTTGAGGTCACGAAGGTCCTTTTGAAACCGAGCAGAGGATTGTAACTGGTTGAGCGCAATCATCGCATCTGCCTTGAGGTCGGTGGTGTCAGTAGGGTTGGTGCCACGGATAGCAATGACGATGTCCCTTCCCTTCTCTCCCTTTCCTTCCTTATAGAACTTGAGAGTAGGAGTGGAGCGGACGAGGTTGAACCCAGCAATAGCGGAGGGAGGGTTGGGAGAGTAAGAGGCCTTTGCCATCTGCTGAAGAATATTTCTAGAGGGGATAGCACCGCCCTTCAATGCTTTGCCTCTACCAAGTTTGAGAGGTGAAACCCTCCCTTCCCCCATCCCGCTCCCCAATGCCGTATCAATCGCATTGCCCGGTAGGTTCATAGCCTTCTGTGCCAGTGTCCCTTTGGTATAGAACTCTGACCCCGGAGGCGCAAAGGTCTTGTAAGCAACCTTCGCTATCTTGCCGATGCCGGGCGCTATCTTTGCCAAGGTGTCTATCCCAGCATCGGCTACGCTGGTCGCAAAGTCCGTGAAGCCCTTGGCGAACTTCTCAAAGCCCGTGCGATGACGACTGCGATACAGTTCCAGACGACGGGCAAACTCAGGACCGTCTATCTGTGGCAACTGGTTACGCTCTGCCTCGCTCATCTGAAGCGGTTCACCGTCTTCGTTCAGTGTCGGCGTATAGGTCTTCTCCTCTGGGTTCTCGGCCAGATAGGCTCGTCGTCCTTCGTCCCACTTCCTATAGGCTTCTGCGTACTCTTGCTGCTCCAGTTCCCTCCGCTTCATCTCCGCCTCCTGCTCAGCAGAAAAGCCGAATCCTGCTCGTTGGAGATTCCCCTTGCGGACAACCTCTTGACGCTTTGCCCAGTCAGCCTCCGTCGTTGGCTTTCCCAATGACTTCTGCTCTCGTATCCAGTACGCCTTCTGCGCAGGGTCATTCAGCATGTCCATCAACTCCTTGTAGAGACGTGTACCTTCTCCACCACTCGGAACAATAGGTGGATAATCCGGAATGGTCGGAGGAGGTACTGGATATTCCCCGCCCTTCAAACTAACATAGAGAGCCGCCAGTTGTTTCTTGGCCGTCTCTAATGGCAATGGTTCTTTGGAATGGTGCTTCCCCGTTTCCTTCGTCACAACCCAATATAGGTCCTTCTTGGGAGCCTTGCGAAGTTTATAGGGCATTCTGATTCTCACTGCGATATTTTATTGACGATAAAACATCTGAGTGTATCATAGATGTATTCCATTATCTATGCGGACCCTTGTTGGGATTATGATGGAAAGGAGCAACACAATAACAAGGTAGCGAATGCTTCCGCAACAACCCATTATGATACGTTGCCGTTAGAGACGCTCAAGACACTCAATCTCACAACAGTATGTGAGAAGGACTGTCTTCTCTTCTTATGGACATCCTCTCCGCATCTTCCTCAAGCGCTGGAGTTGATGAAGGCGTGGGGCTTTGAGTACAAGACCATAGCCTTCGTGTGGGAGAAGCAGAAGACCAATCCGGGTTACTATACGCTATCGCAGGTAGAGATATGCTTAGTGGGAAAGAGAGGCCGTATACCAACGCCTCGTGGCTCCCGTAAGGAGCGACAGTTCCTGAGCGAGATGAGAGGGCGTCATAGTGCGAAGCCGACAGAGATACGTGAGCGCATCACCAAGATGTTCCCTACGCAGAAGAAGTTAGAACTCTTCAGCCGTGCCAGAGTAGATGGATGGGATTGTTGGGGGAATGAGGTGGAAAGCGCAGTCGCATTGAAGTTTATTACGGCTCCGGACGGTAAATAAGTCTGTTTTACGCTTATTTACACCATATTAAACAAGTTTAGGCCTATATATGCTTACTTTGGCTATATTACGCTTAAAAAAAGGCCTTTTTTTAATATGAAAGTAGGCTAAATGAAACAAATAAGGCTATTTAGTTGTTTCATATAGGGTAATCATCGTCATTTCGCACATTTTTACACGGGATTGAGCGGTATCAGCAGGTTATTCGGTATATAGACCACCGATTGGACTGGATTGGGGCAATCGTTACGCTGAGACCGTACAAAGTCATTGCGACATTCAAAGGAAGCGAAGACGGCCTTGTCATATTTGATGTAGTAGATACCGTCACTGAAGTTGAAGACGAAGTAGTAATCCGTACCGGGATTGGAGCAGTACTCTATCTTGTTGCGCCCCACCATTGTCGTAGGGTATTGGTCGTGACGTATACGGCGAGTCTTGAGTTCCAGTTCTATAGTGCGACCCGTAGGGAGGGTTCCACCGTAGTCAAAGGTGTAGAAGCCACCACGGCGTTCCAGTGTTGTATTGAACTGACGGTTCAGGGATTCTCCTACGTTCAACTCTCCCTCGGCTCCAAAGGCTCTGTCTGCGAGGATGGACATTTGTTTCTACTAACCCGGGACATTTTTCACCGAGTGGAATATCCGCAGGAGATTTTGGAGAAGCAATAAAATATCACTGACTATAAGAATGACTGACTTAGGCAACGTCAAAGAATATCCGGACAACTATCCGGCAGACGCCGTAAGAATCTTGGATGCGATGTCCTTTGGGAAGGGCCTCGTCCTATTGGGGTCTATGTCGTTACGGTCACAACAGTATGCGGGGGACTACGACGGCTTTGAGAAGGTTAAGATGAAAGGGTCTGTGGATTCCGTATTAGGTAGGTTGCGACGACGCTTCCAGCAGATGATACGACATCTCCAGTCAATGAAGAATGTCTGGATAGGCGACATCAAGGCAGGAGTCGTAGAGGACTGGCGAGTCCTGAACAAGGATGCTCACGTCATCAACGGCAAGTTAGTAGGATATGACTACAAGCACTCCAAGAGTGTCCTCCATCATCTGGTGGCCAAGAAGGTCATCTCCTCCAAGGAAGCGCAGGAAGCAGGTGCTCTGCTCAAACCCTCCCTCTCTCCCGAAGCCTTCCTGAAGGCCAAGGACTCCATCAAGTTCCATATCGTCCGTTGGACGCCCAAGGAAGTCTTAGCCAACAAGAAGGTCCTACGGGATGGCTCTACGATGACCTTGGAACAGGCCTTCCATACGCCCGGCATTGCCAAGATGGATACTATATCCCTTGTCCAGAACAACCGCTTCACGGACTTCTCCGTCATCTACGAGTTCCACGCTGGGAAGACCATCCTCAATCCCGAGAAGATAGACATAGAGACTTCGTTGAAGGAAGCCGTCATTGCCTACAAGGCCAAAGGCAACTACTTCAAGTTGTTGAAGCGAGTCTTTGCCTTGGCCAAGTATCAGAACGACACGAAGACCATAGATGTCTTGGCTCCCGTCTTCAACTCCGACCTTGGACGCCTCTACCACGTCATCGGCGACATCGGTACACTGCTCTCCCTACTGGAAGACCACAAGGGTGTTCCGATAGAGACCGTCCGTTACGAGATAGACCAGTTCGTCAATCGTCTGGCCAACGTCTATTCCCTAGAGGACTATCTCAAGAACGAAGACGTCATTCTCCGAGACATCCACGCCATTCTCCGGTTACCGCAGGACAAGTTGGCTCACGGCCTCTCCGGCCTCTCGGACCATTTGGAAAAGTTCCTCCAAGAATATTCCAAGCCCATAGTGGAGGCCCTGAAGTTATAGAGAGCGTATATATCTGGCTCAGCCACACGCACATTCCTTCACCCTTCCCGAGGCTTTCACGGTCTTTGTTTTACAAGTTCCGTAAAATCTCGCCGCCCTAAGCAGAGATGCCCTCCCTATCATTTGACAAGCGCACCGGTTCCCGAGCCATCGCCAGAGTCAAAGGAGGCGAATATGACGGCGAGATTCTATATCTCCACGACGACTCCCTCAGTGGGGGCCGTCGCCCTAACGTTGCGCTGGATACGGCAGCCATATCCAAGGCGTTGCCCAAGATGAAACCCGCTGACCGGACTCGGGTCTTGGCCAAGATGAGCGAGGCCTACGCCAAGGGCGAACCCAAACTCACCGGGCTGGGCGATGAGGTAGGCGACGTCTACGAAGCCCACATCAAGAAGGCGAAGGAGGACAAGTCCGTCACCTTGGACGACGAAGGCATCTTTGAACTGCTTCCCTCCCCCGACCCTAAGAAGCGTGAGGTCTGGTACATCGCAGGACAGTCCGGGTCCGGCAAGTCCTACATCGCCCGAGGCTTGGCCGATATGTACCACAAACTCTATCCTGACCGAGGCGTCTACCTCATCAGTAAGTTAAAGGAGGATGAGACTCTGGACAAACTCAAGTTCCTCAAGCGCCTCAATATTCAGTCCTTTATAGACGACTACCCCGACTTGGAGGAGTTCAAGGACTGCCTCATAATCGCAGATGATTATGACACTCTAACGGGTGACGCACAGAAGACAGTAGAGAAGTTGATTGATGACCTCGCCATTATGGGACGCCACACCAACACCTCTATGCTCTGCCTGTCGCACTACCTTACCAACTACAAAAAAACCCGTCTCTTACTAAATGAAGCAACTCATATTGTCGTGTATCCACTGTCTACTTCTTATCATGCTCTCCGTTATCTCCTCAAGAGTTATGTGGGCGTTGATGAAGACGACCTTAAACGACAGAGACGGCTTGGTTCTCGTTGGCTTAGTTACGCTAAGGGTTTTCCTCAGTTTATGGTAGCCCAGAAAAACGCTGAATTGCTCCACCAATAAAATCTGCTGATGTATCAGAATGGCCTATGCTCAATGGAACCCAGCGACCTTCTACGTGCCGAATGATATCGTAGACTACCAAGGGCTACTGTATATCGCTACGGGTCTCCAGCCTAACTTGAATCAAACGCCAGACCCTGCTGGGACGACCTACTGGGGCGTCAACGGTGGCGGTGGCAGTGGCTCTGGTGGGGTGTTGTCCGTCACAAGTAACCCTACGGGAGGCGGTATTGTGATTAGTGGCAGTCCGGCGAATCCCGTTGTGGCTGCCTACCAGTGGCCATTCCTACAGATGAGTAGCAAGACGAATAATGTCACGTTACCCAGCGGTATCACCTCGCCGACTCAGCCGGGTGCCGTTCCATCCATAGACCAAGCGCCCCCCGTCCTGCTCTTCACGTCTACCTTTGATGCGCCAGTGACGGGCAGTGGCTACTCCAACGCCCTCTTCACCGTATCCTTTACCAACACTGACCTACGACCCACATCTGCTACACAACAGTTCTATAACATCCAGATTTTCCCTTGGATTGGTGGTTCGTCCCCCAGTCTGCTCGTATCAAACAACTACGCCCAGTGTTCATCTCCTATCCAGTTAAACCAGATTGAAACGAACGCCGTCCAAGACTATCCTGTTACGCAACCCCAAGCCTTCACCGTGATGCTGAACCCTCAAGGCCAACTCTTTCAGACGGTAGAATGGTATGCTATCAATCTTCAGCCGAGCACACCGCTCGGCTATCTCTTGGACCCCAACGGTGCTACACCCACCATTCACTGGTCGGGCTTTGCGTGGAATACCACGGGCACCACGGCCGGATAGTTACTTTGCCTCTGCCACAGTCTCCTCCCCTTCCTTCCATATGACCTCGTTTTTGGGCACTCCCTCAGACACGATTTCTACCTTGTCACTGAACGTCACGTTCTTCTTCATCTCTTCAAAGGCCTTGTCCTTCTCCGCCTTCATTTCCAAGTAGAGCGTCTGTAGCCAGTCCTGCGCCTCACAGAAACAGGCTCTCATCTCTCCCTTCTCTCCCCCTATGTCAGCCGGGAGGGAACGTATAAGGACGTAGAGGGCTAGGTTGGCGGCTTCACATGCTTCTTCCATTCTGGTTCTACTAAAGGGAAACATTCTGCGCCGGGGAGTAAAACGCATTGATGGACCGAAACCTTTTCTCCCGTCACCCCAGATGGAACCCCTCCTGATTGAAAACCCTGACAGATTTGTCCTGCTTCCCGTTCAGCATCAGGACATCTACAAGATGTACGAAGACCTCGTGTCAGTGCGGTGGATTGCGCAGGAGGTGGATATGAGCAAGGACCGGACCCAGTTTGAGTCCTTGTCCCCCAATGAGCAGCACTTCATCAAGTGCGTCCTAGGATTCTTTGCCGGGTCAGACGGGGTCATCAACGAGAACCTCGGGAAGAACTTTGCGACAGAGGTCCAGTTGCCGGAGGCTCGTGCGTTCTACACGGAGCAGATGAGTAATGAGACCGTCCATTCCGTTACCTATTCCCTCCTCATTGACACCTACATCACAGACCCAGAGGAGAAGAGCCGAGTCCTGCGGTCTATTCGGACGATGCCCTTCGTAGAGAAGAAGGCGCAGTGGGCGATGAAGTGGTTTGACAACAAGGCGTCCTTTGCGTCCCGTCTGATGGCCTTTGCCATCGTAGAGGGCGTCTTCTTCAGTGGGGCCTTCTGTGCCATCTATTACTTCAAGGAGCGCAACCTCCTCCACGGCCTCACCGTGGCAAACGAGTTCATAAGCAGAGACGAAGGCTTACACACGAACTTTGCCTGTCTCTTGTACTCCAAACTCCAGCACAGACTCAGCAAGGACGAGACCATTGCTCTGTTCAAGGAGGCCGTGGCAGTAGAGAAGGAGTTCATCGTGGAATCCCTCCCTTGCCGTCTGATTGGAATGAACTCCGTCTTGATGTCCGAGTACATAGAGTACGTGGCCGACCGTCTACTGATTCAGTTGGGCTACGACAAGATATGGAATGCCAGAAACCCCTTTGCCTTTATGGAGCGCATCTCACTGGAAGGCAAGGACAACTTCTTTGAGAAGCGTGTGACCAGTTATGCCCTCGCAGGGGTTGGCAAGACGCCAGAGGAGATGTCCTTCAGTCTGGACTCTGAGTTCTGAGGCATCGGGAAGGGGGTCAGATTGTCCCACGGGCTGGGAGGGGAGGGTTGGAGGCAGGGGAGGGTTTAGGGGGTATTAAATCCGGTTGGCGGCCGATTTTTGGGCCGAGCCATTTCTCAAAAAACTTTTTGCTCAAAACCCTCCCTAAACCCTCCCAACCCTCCCTTACTCTCTTTTACTATAGGAAGTTGAGAGGAGGAGAGAGGGTTTGTATGGGATTGTGACGTGGGGAGGGTAGGGAGGGTAGGTGTTTTCAAACCCTCCCTGACCCTCCCTAAACCGTCCTGCCTCTAAAATTGAAGGCCGGTTAAACTCTCGGACAGTGGGTAGAATATGCCCCGCTCCCGAGCCGTTATAGAATCCGACCGTAGGTATTACGAGGCCAACCGTGAGGCCATCTTGGTGCGAAAGCGTCAGAGTGGGAAGAGTTACCGTGACCACAAGAAGGCAAATGAAACGCCTGAACTCCGTCTGGAGCGTCTGACGCATGAGAAGAAACTACGGGACGCCTTGAACGTGCGCAAGAACCAAGCCAAACTGACGGAGACGGAATCCACCCTGCTTCCAGCGTCAGCCTTTGCTCTGACGCCCAAGGCCTTTGACAAGTTACTGGCAGGTGCGAGGCAGAGACCCGCAGAAAATGTCATCACCCTAGTAGATGGAGGAGGAGAAGCACATCCCGTTCTGTGAAAGCCCGTTGGACGCCTACCGTGGCCGAGGAAAGCCCCGGACTCCCAAACCCCTTGCGACCGAGAAAAAGAAACCCGGTCGTAAGAAGAAACCTGTGAAGAAGATACAAATCATCATCTCTTCTGAGCCTATCGTGTTGGAGTTCAACTAACATAGGACGATGGTGTTGCCTCCCTCCGCATCGTCTTTTTTGATGTAGGCCCGTTGGAGGTCCAAGGAATGCCCCATTGCCTCGGCATCCTTCTTCATCTCCTCATTCTGGTCCTTGTACTTGTCGCTCAGGTAGATATGACGTAGCATACTGCTTCCTATCTTCTTGCCGAACACACGATTGAGGACACGGGTGATGGCATTCACGGCCGTCATCGGACTACCGTCTGCCGTCACAAGGAACTTGACGGGCTCTGTCTTGCGCTTCGTTACGCCCTTCCAGAGGGGATGGAACTTGAGGAAGAGGTGGATGTCGCCCAGCAGGTTGTTCTCGTCGGAGTGAGGAATGTCAATCACCTGCGCACCGTACTTCTTGGCCGTCTTGTACTTGTTGAAGATGAAGCGACTGGTGGCAATGTCCAGATAGTTCTTGTCCGTCGGCATCTTGTCCGTATGCTTCTTGACGATGTACATATCCAGATAGTCTTGGTTGCGTCGGGGCTGAATCTGGGTATAGAGGCTGAGAATGAGGTACTGGAGCAACTTGTCGTACTGCGCCGGGCTCACTGTCTTTCCTGCTGCGAACTTGCTGACATCCTCCGTGATGTCCTTCTTCTTCTGGACGACTTCCTCCCACGATGACCAGTTCTCCTTCTGCTTCTCCGTCTTTTCGTTCTTGCCGTCCGCCTCCTTGAGCGTCTTGTTCTTGGCCATCATCCCGTCGTAGTAATGACTAAAGACCTTCTTGAAGGTTGGCTTGTCCTTGAAGAGGCTCAGGACGCTGACGATGGTCGCCAAGATGGCTCTCTGCGTCGTCTCCGCATACTCGGCCACTATCTTGTCAATGCCTTCTGTGTTCTTGAGGAAGGTGAGGTTCTTGAAGGGCTTTCGGCCGTTGAGTTGGTAGAGCGTCTTCACGTAGGCATTCGCCGTAGACTCTGCGACTTTGCGCTCATCTTCCAGTTGCTTCACGAGGTGTAACATAAACTCGGTGGTGGCCTCCATCTTTGTTTCTACTTATGGAAACTTTTTTATGCCGGGAGTAATTACGCAGGACGGCGCCGGGGCTTCTCGTAGGGGGCCGCCAGATGCTTGTCCCAGTAGTCTACGGAAACCCACTTGTCCAGTGTATCTGTGTAGGAGAAGTCTTCCCACGAGGTGTAAGGTCCTGTCCATTCCGGGTAATAATACTCCTTCCGATTGTGATACCCTTTCATCGTGCGCCCGACGAATATCTTCTTGTTTCTTACAATCACCATAAAAGGGTTACTTCCAGTGTCTTTGAACTTGGGATTCTGTGTATAGAGAGCCCGAAGGAAGGATTCTCTTGCTTCAACCTCCTCCTTGGTTCCCTTCTTCAACCAAGGGAAAGGAGTGCCCCAGTCGTGGTCTTTGTTACTGGTAAAGGAGCCGGTCGGGTTGATTTCTGGATACTTTGCCTTATCCATCAATCGCTCAAAGGCTATCATATCGGACGAATTGAGTGCCTTACCCTTTTCGTGCTCTAGCCACGCACGACCGATAACGAACAACTTATTCTCCACGAACTTCTTGACGTCTGCTTCAAACAGTATAGACTCTTCGTCCTCTTCCTCCTCTTCAACCTCTTGCTCCTCTTGCGCAGCAGTACGGTTGGCGAACATAGGATTCTGTGACACCTTGAGTTTCTTGGGTCTCAGAGGACGGTCCAGTTCAGGATGCTGGAGTTCAGGACTGGCTTTGGGCGCTTGGAAGACGGGAGCAGGGGGATAGAACTGAGGGTTCTGCGAGTATTGAACCTCTCCAACAGGCTTCTGGACTCTTGCTGGACGGGGAGGAGGAGCGGAAGAGGAGGAGGAGTTGGAAGCAGGAGCATCCTCATACCCCTCAAACCCTACGGGGGCTAAGAAATCTTCCTCTTCTGCCGTCAGTTGACGTTGCGGCTTCTCTGCTTTGGCCTTCCGGCCTTTCTTGGCCTTGGAGAACGGCTCTGTGGGATACGGAGCGCCGAACCTACGCACAAAGGGCACCTTCTCTATCGTCCCAAAGTGACGCTGAATGAAGGGTGACGCCCCATACGGATTCCCAGACTGCTTCGTCCCTTGCTGCCCCGGTGTTGCCAGTTTCTTGTACTTGAAGATGGCAGGTTTGTTCATCGTGCTCTTTGGATGTAGCGTCGTAGGATTCCCGTATTGGCCCTTATGGGCTACGGCATTCTCTGCCATCAGACGACGGATGAACCCCGATTGTTTGGAAAAGCCTCCGATAATCCGCTCAAGTCCGGCACCGACTAATATGTTCTTGAGTCCATCGTCCATTCTAAGAATATCAAGCAAAAAAAATATCGGCGCTAATATCATAAGAATGGCCCGTGAAGCAAGACTCGCATTGGCAGACCAACGAGCATTGGAGGAGCAGGAAGCACGAACCAATCCACGCAATGCCATCAGAGGCAGTGGCTCTGTGCCCTCTATGGGACTCAGCCAGTTCCGTGGTGGCAAGAAGAGCAAGAAGATGGTGGAGTGCGAAGACTCCTCTTCGGACGAGGATGTGAGTGAGGCCTTCGGACAAGGCCGTCACCTCTACACGCACCTCCACGGCCTCCACGGAGCAGGATACGCCGATGACTTCCGGGCTGGGATGTCGGGAGGCAGTCGTACGGGAGCCACCGAAGGGCAGGGGAAACTCACCATCACACACGGCGGTGCTTCTACAGAGCATTACAAGAACGAAGTCATCCACGTCAACGATGCCGCCGTCGCACGACGCAAGGGACGCTCTATGGGGGGCAAGAAGGAGAAGCGACCTTTGTCGGAAGGCGATGGCCGTCTGGCTCGTGCTGCCATCGTGCGCAAGGTGATGGCCGACAAGGGCTGCTCAATGATTGAGGCGAGTAAGTATGTGAAGGAACATAATATGTACAAGAAGTAGATGGCTCAAGAACTGGCGTCCTTGGACCTTTTGTATCCTCTGGACCTTTATCATCTGAATCTGCTCTATGGATTATGCCTCAGTTGGCCAGACTCCGGTACCAAGTGGACCTTCATCCACTTTATCCGAGAAGAGGCTACGGCAATGGGAGGCACGTGGACGAACTGGGTTCAAGACCTTCCCGAGGGCCATAACGTCAAAGAGGACTGGCTTCTGTATCAAATGACGCTTAACTAACTCCGTTTTTGATTGTAAATAACGCAATTATTGATTCTTGCGTCATTTATAATGTGTTGAGAGGGTATAGAATGTCGGCCTTCGGAACCAAGAAACCCGGTGCGGACCGTGCCGTTCAGATGACGTACCCTGAGGTGTTTGCGACAGTGTATGGACAAGCCCCAGAGGCGTTTGACAGTGCTCCTACCCTTGAAATCCGAGACATTCCTGCGGGTCAAGACTTACAAGCGGAGTACCACGAGCAGAAGCGTAGGGATGCGGACCATATGGCAATGGCAGCCGTGGCCAGTCGCAAGTCGTCCGACAATCATCTTCTGATGTACGGCACCAAGAACCCGTTCAAGGCCGTCTTGGGTCAGCGGAAGTTTGCGAACCCCTCCAACGGAGCAGCAGGTATCGGAGGTAACATCTACGTGAGAGAGCAGATGGTGGGCGGTGGCATGACGGGAGGAGTGCTACGGTCTGCGCAGGGGCAGCGCTACGGAAAGCAGATGCTGATGAACCGCATTCCTCAGTTGGATGCCATTGAACGGGCAAAGCAGCAGTTCTTGGCCCAAGCCCCCGTCACAGAACAGTACGGAACGGTGGATAGTAATGAGGCTACAGTGGAGTCTCCCGTCAGTGAGTTGGTGGAACTCAACTTGGGCGTCCAGCAACTGGAGGATTCCATCTCCTCCGGTCTCCGAGGCATCAACCGCTTCACCCTTGTGGACTTGGCGTCGGTGTTCAAGATTCTCTTCCGTATCTCGTCTACGGCGAATCGGGAGGAACTGGAGATTCTGGATGAGAAGTTCCAAGACTTAGCAGGGGAAGATGGTGTCTTGGCTGCGCTGGAGGACGAGATTGATGAGGGAGGCATTGAGGATGTCGTACCCAACATCCCCGTGGCAAAGTCGGTGATTATGTACACGGACAAGATGGCGGAGTACGTCCACAAGATGTTGGGAGTTGTGGACAAGAGCCTCAAGGAGCGTCAAGCCTTCAGCAAGGCGCTTGTGAAGCAGTTGGGGCTGACCCGAGTCAATGTGACAACGGGCATCAAGGAGAAACAACCGCCTATCATTGCGCCTCGTATTCCAGAACCCCGTGACCCTGCTCCAGAACCCGAGGCCGAAGAGGAGGAGAGTGACGATGAAGGACCCGGGGGTCTGTATGAGCCACTATTGCCAGAGGGGGAGGAAGAGGAGGAAGAAGAGGAAGAGGAAGAGGAAGAGGAAGAGGAAGAGGAAGAGGAGTCTTCCTCTAGCAGTGCGTCCAGTTCTGCGGCGGACGCAGTGCCTCCTCTGAATGACCTCAATGATATCGGTGACTCCGATGGAGGACCTCAAGCGAATATCAAGGCTCTCCAGCACTATTACAAGTCGCTCACGGGCAAGAGGAACTACGACACTAGCCGACCCAAGGTTCTGGCATCCATCTATAAGGCCCGTCGGGCAAAGGGCTTTGATAAAGACGAGGCTCTGTACACTATTCCCGTGATGGTCCAGCATTCGGCCTTGCGTGGCACAGATTTGAAAGGCAAGTTGCTCTTCGGGTACCCAGACTTCAAGGTTGCGTTTTTAGATGGTTATCCCGATTACACCGATACGAAGAAGGCCTATCCTCTCCAGCAACTCTTTAACGATGTGGATGAGTTCAACGCCTCAGCGGAACTGGAGTACACAGGCAGTGGTCGCTCGGGCGGCGGTCGCTCGGGCGGCGCCCGTCGTCGTCCTGCTGGAGTGGCTCCGATGACGGACTCCTTCACGACCCCTGCGACTCCTGCGGACGTCGCCACGCAGAAGGAGACACTGGCCCGTGTAGGGAAGCAGAACGTTGGGTACACCCGTGATGGACGTCAGACCTTCGGTTACCGTTCGGGTGCCTTCTTGAACGAGGAGTTGCCCCCCAGTGGTCCTCGTGACCCTTATCTGGAGACCAAGCGTCAGTTCAACAACCTGAAGGACACTCCCTTCCAAGAGGCTCGGTTACGTGAGGCAGCGAACCCCGTCTTCAACGACAAGTCTCAGCAGTTCAGCGCTGAGCAGTTGGCGCAGTTGGCAAAGGGCGTGGAGAAGGACGCACCCGCAGAGGAGGGCGGTGCTCGTCGGCGTAGGGCTGTAGGACGTAAACCCGCTTCGTTTGCGAAGAAGGTTCTGGGACGAGGCGTGGTGGGAGGCATCATGCGTGGCCAGAACCTCCAAGACACGGGCTTCGCTGACTCGGCGAAGATGACGGTGGAGAATGGTTATCCTGCGCCCAGAGGGATGGGACGCAGTGGTGGCAAGAGGGGCGGTAACAAGGAGTACAAGATGCTCCAAGCCGTGATGAAGGTGTTCGGAAAGACCCTTGCTGAGGCGATTGCGATGGTGGAAGGACCCCGAGGAGAAGATGTCAAGCGTATTGCCGAGCGTCACGCACTGAACCCCAGCAACCCTGCGGCGGCTGTGAGACTCCTAGGAGAGAAAGAAGCAGCGGCCACTACTGAATCTGTAGCGAAGGAGCGTAAGTTACACGAAAGTTTAGGGCTTCCTGCTCCAAAGGGGCGAGGACGCAAGAGGTTGTCCCTCCGTGCGAAACTGGCGGAGCCCGTTGGCAGCGGCCCTTGCGCATCAAAACCCGCAAGAGTCGCACCAGCACCGCCTCCCCGTCCTGCTACGCCTCCCCCCCGTCCTGCGACGCCCCCCGATGAGGTGGAAGCCGCCATTAACGCTGTCGTGGCTCGGGCTCCTGCTCGTCGCACGAATCGCCCTCAGACGGCACATCCCAGCCGTCGTTCAAAGAAAGACACAGGAGGTGCTCACGGCCTCACCCGTGCCACGCTCCCCACCGACCGTGAAGGCTTCGTGGCGCTGTCACAGAAACTCAAGGGGATGGGGGTCTACGTGCGTGTCAACAGTGGCTCACAACTCAAGAGCATCCGTGCGAACTTCATCAAAAAGTTAGGACTGTAGGGAGGGTTTAGCGCCTAACAAAAAAGAGAAGGCCACTGTCATCTTCACTCTTTGTTTTTTTTTGTTTTTGGTTTATTATAATCAAACACACTCAAACCCTCCCCACCCTCTACGCCTCAGTGACAGTGTAGCCAAGGTCTTCATAGTCTGGCTCACCGATGCGCTTCTGGTGATGGACCACGTTGTACATCTTGCCATCCCACATTATCAGTGTATTGTGAGGATAGAGGTCTGTCATCGTGTTGTCACGCTTCACCAGCCACTTGCGTGTCTGCTTGGGCTTTGCCACAATCCACACATACCGTGTGTGCGCTCCCTTGCTGACGTAGTTGGCAATGTCAAACAGTTCTTTTTTCTTACTGTCCACGTTACACCCGTGGAGTGCGAAGGTGACGTAGTGGCCGCCGAGCACTGTCATCTCCATTACCAGTACGGGGTCACCCAGACCGGCCTCCCACACGGCCTGAGCGTCACGGAAGCAGTGCCCAGACGTTACGCCCTTCACGGGTCGGTTGTGAAGTTCAGATGGTTCGCCGCCCCACTTGGCACATGCCCAGCGGTAGGCTCTGGTGAGGACCGCAGGGTCCATTGGTGGGTAGGAGAGGATATGGTCACTGATAGTAGCGGCGGGGAGTCCCAAGTACTTACCGAGTGCTTCGGACTCATCGTGGATGCCATCTATGATGAGGCGGGGCTTGTAGATGCCCTCAGCCGTGGCTCGGGTTCTGATGCTGGATGCGGTACAAGAGTTCATATTGGATTGTCTGTAGGAAGGAGGGTCGTGCCTCCCTCTCTCCCGTTTTTGGGGCGTCAATTTTTTTTGCCTCCAGACCCTCCCTACCCTCCCTTCCCTCCCTCCAGACGCTTACAGCGACCCCTACAGCGAATCGCTGTAAGCCAACGGGACGGGGGCAAAAAGGTCTCGGTGATAAAAATTGACGCCTCCCGGCCCCCAGAGTTAGGAGGCACGACCTCCCTTCCTACAAGACTATCCAATATGAACTCTTCCAGCAACAACGAAACCTGCTCTCTCTGCGACGCCCCAGCCATTGGCTTCGGCAACAACCCCTTCCCGCTCTGCGACATTGACGATGAGGTCAGTCGCTGCTGCGACACGTGTAATATGGCCGTGATACAAGCCCGTATACTGGCCTTCCGCAAGAAGTGCGAGTCCCCTGAGGAGGCTCGTGCGCTCTTTCAGGGCAAAGACCGCAAGTGGGCGGCCGTGATGACCAAGCGCCCTGAGCCCGAGCCCGAGGCTGAGGACGAGGACGATGGGTGGATGGAGGTCTACTCCGAGGACACGTGGGACGGCCCTGAGTTGCCTACACTCGCTGGTGGCCACTACTACCAGTGCTGGGGCGGTGGCCCCGTGGGTGGCTTCGTGGTCAAAGACGGCGTGACCTACCGAGTCAACTACACGCCCAGCACGGAGTGGGTGCTGGAGAGACTGGACGGTGACCTCATTGGCCCCATCATCAGAGACGCCGTCAAGCAGGTGCGCATCGGACCTGCCTAAGTGCGGACGCTGACATAAACACAAAAAAAACAACTATAATAGACGAAATGAAAACAAAACTACAAAAAAAGGACTTATTGGTCTTTTTTTGTTTTTTGGTTGTTTCTGTTTGGAGCGCTACGGCTCGTTGTAGTGGGTCGCATCTGCGCCACTAGCGTAGGTGCGGGTTCGTGATGCCGCTCATAGCACTGCTATGATACATAGGGTTGGGGGCTATGCCTATCTTAGCGATACGGGCCAAGATGGCAGCCTTTGGGTCGGGTATAGGCTCAGCAGCAGGAGGCCCGAAGAGAGCGGGAAGCCCGAAGCGGAAGAATGCGTGGAAAGCGCCGCCCACGGCCACGGCTATGATGGGTGCGAAGATAACTGGTAAGAAGTTCATATTGGATTAGGTAGGAATGGGTGCGTCGTATGTCACCACACCTCCCCCTCACTGCCGGTTTGGGGCGTCAATTTTTTTTGCCCCCCCTCCCCCAGAGGCTGACAGCGATATCGCTGTAAGGGAGGGTAGGGAGGGTAGGGAGGGTCTGCGAGGGGGTCAAAAAAACTTGACGGCCCTCGGTGCCTCCCTCCCCAACTGTGTGGTCAAGCAATAAGATAGCAACACCGCACAACAGAATGAATACAGATTTGAGCCTTTACAGAGCAGACGTCCGTGCTGAGATTGAGCGCAACATAACCCCTAACAACCCTCGCCCCTTCTATGCGGAGGATATGGCCTTGACGTGGGCCGCTATGGTTACCTTTGAAAAGCAGAAGTGTGATGAGTATGCTGCCAAATACGCTGCCTTCCCTGATAAGCGTGTATCAGAGGCCAGACATATCAAGGCCGTGTGGAACAGACGATGCGCCCGTCTCCACTTCTTCCGCATCTACGCTGCGGAGCAGGTCGCAGCATCCCTCACATAAAAACAAAAAAGGACAATCGTCCCTTTTTGTCTTTTTGTTTTTGGTGTTTTTCGTTTTTTTTGTTTTGTTTTACTCGTGGAATACGATGTTTCGGTGGTTCCCGTGCTTCTTCTCAATATCTGCCCAATATTCTTTTTGTTTCGTCATTGCTTCTTCTGTCAGATGGACTCGCACTTTCGTGCCACCCTTGACGATGCTGACTCGCCAGTCGTGTTCGTCTATGTCTATCTTATGGGACATAGGTATCCACACTTCCGTCATCACTCTCCTTCCCTCTTTATTCTCTTTGTGTTCAAATCCCTTGCGCTCAAACGAGCACACGGCCTTGTCTCTGCCGTGTATCTTCAATGTGCGCAAAAGTAGCGTCTTGAACGCTTCCACGGTAGGATTGGCGAGGATGGACACTTCTATCTCATCTATCGCCGCATTGATGTGCTTATGAAGCATCTGACGGTGTTGGTTAGACAGTTTCAAGTCCGCCATCACACTATACATCTTGGATTCATTGGATACGGTAGGAACTGCGTTCATCATTAGTAGGAATGGGTTTCTTCTTCTGGACCACGGCTCCCAAACAGAGGGGAGAGGAGGCTTCAATTTTTTCCGCAGAACCCTCCCTACCCTCCCTACAGCGATTCGCTGTAGGGGTGCCCTCGCAAAAAAGGTGACGGCCCTTTGTGCCACCCCCCCCAACTGTGTGGTCAAGCAACAAGATAGCAACACCGCACAACAGAATGGACACTCTCATAATCGGACACAAGCCCACAGTACGCCTCACCGCAGGACAACGCCAAAAGATAGGCGAGGTCGCACGGTACACGCATCTGATGGGGAAGAAGCCCGTCAAGGCGGTCAACGGCGAGACGTGGTATGCGTTTCAGAAGTACAATGTCAAGTGGCGAGTCCACTTGATACGATGGGAGGATGGCACGGCGATAATTACTGTCACGGACGATTAAAAAACAGAAATGGACAAAGTCCGTTTTTGGTTTTTTCACCGGCCTCGGATAAAAATTGACCGCCCTCCCGGCCCCCTACCCAAGAGCAAGACAATGGATTTACTCACAGAAGACGATATATGCGACTTATGGATACGTGCGGAAAAAGCCATCGGTGTAATGAACACACAGTGGAGCGCTGATATCCACGGCAAGGACTGGCTTGAGTGCCTACCAGAGAACGTATTGACGAAGCCTCACGGGCTGGACTTGTCCCGATGTCGCACAGTGTCGGGCGACAACGAGCATTGCCACGGGTGCCTCAAGAACCCACCGATGGCCTTTGACCCATCCAAGATTATTACACTGGCTGACCTCTGGCTACTCATAGACGAATGGCGGGGCAGAAGGTTCTGTGACCATAAGTTCATTGAGGATATATACTTCTACGAGGGCGACAATACTCAGTTGTTGATTACCTTCGGCTCATAACCAAAAAAAGGACTATCGTCCCTTTTTGTCTTTTTGTTTTGTTGTTTTTCGGTTTTGTGTTTGTGTTTTGTGTTTATTCGTGGCTCCCCAAGTATGTCCAGACCAAATCTGCGGTGGCTTTCTCTTTGGCTATGTAGCCAATACCAGAGCACATTACGCCCAGTGATAGTGAGAGGGGACAGAAGCCATTGTTGTCCTCACCGGGCAGTGTGATGATGAAGAGCCACGCCGTCTTGCCCTCAAAGTCCTTCTCATAGATATTACACTTGAGCAGTTTGACGCCCAGTTCCTTCCACTTGCGCAACTGTGGCAGGAACTCTGAGTTATTATAGACGTTGAAGATTCCTGCTTTGCGTATGAGCGTTACGACTTTGTCAGCAGGATTCTCGTGGAGTTGTTTGACGGATAGGAAGGCTTCGTTGCGGGTGTCCTCAGTCTTGTAGAGACCCATCGCTCGGTCTCGTAGGATGCTTCGTGCCTTAGCGGCGGAAATACGTGCGGAAGACATTTTAGTAAGAAAGTTTGGATAATCGTTGTAGGAAGGAAGTCGGGCCTCCTTTCTATGGCCGCCGGGACCCTTCAATTTTTTCCACCGAGCCTTTCTCTCACGGCTACAGCGATTCGCTGTAAGGGTTCCTAAAAGGGCTACGCTTCGGCTCATAACCAAAAAAAAGGACTATTGTCCCTTTTTTTCTTTTGTTTGTGGTTTTTGTGGTTTTTGTGGTTTTTGTGGTTTTTGTGGTTTTTGT